TGTGGCGTTGAAGTTGGCGGGCACCAAGGCGACTGCCGTCAGGACCGACGTGCCGAGGAGGTTGCCGATGAAGAGCTGGCCGTTGCTGCTGTTGCAGATGCAGTTGAGGTTCGGCGCGACTTGCGCGACGAGTTGGTTGCCGTTAACCGTGGAGTAGGACGTGGCGAACTGCCACATGTTTGCGTCGTCTGCCGTGAAGCCCGACGTGGGCGTGCGGTCGGTGATGACGCTCGTGTTGAACGTGGCGTCGATGAAGAAGCGCTCAAGGCGGTCGGACGAGCCTGCGTGGATGTATGTCTGCAAATCCTGCGTATACTCGGCGAGCGCACGCGGCAGTCCGCGCAGGAACTTGTTGATCGAGCGGTAGCCGCCGATCTTACGCGGCAGGCCACGCTGGAAACGGACCCACTGCCCGTCGACATACTGGTCGCCCTCAAACTTCGTCCCGTCCCGCTTAATGCCGGGCGCGGAGCGTATCTGGACAATCTGTTCGGCCATTACCCCAACGCCACTGCAAACACGATGGCGTCGTTGGTGCTGGCAGTGATACCGAGGGCCGACTGCGCCGCCGCCTGACTGACCGCCGTGAAGACGCCGATGCCGACCGTCGTGCCGCCGAGGTTGATGAGCGCAGCACCGGCCGTTGTCGCACCTGTGCCGCCGTCGGCGATGGCGATTGGCGTCGCGACGCCGCCTGTCTCTGCGTCAACGACTTCAGTGCCGTTGGAGTACAGGATGGCGCGGCTGCCGCGAGTGACCAACACGCCCGGTGTCTGGGGGCTGGTCCGAACGCGTAGGGTGAAAGAGCCGCCCGTCGTGTTGTTGTACACCCAGTATTGCTGCACCGTACTTGGGACAATAACCTCGATGTTACCCACAATCGCGCCAGTGAACTCATAGGCGATGCGGTTAAGCTGATTGCCAGCAAGCGTGTAGTTACCGCTCAGGGCGGCCAAGCTGATTGCCGTGTAGTCAAAGGCAAAGACGGCGCTCTGACCGAGGCCGATGGTGAACCAGACCAAGCCGTCTGTGATTATCGTTGCACTGTCACCCGGTCCCAGTACCAGCGAAGCGCCGCCGTTGATGGTCTCGGCACCCTGCGGCGTGACAGTTAAGTCGCCAGTACCACCGTTGCGTAGCGAGACGAACCAGTCGTTCCCGACCGTCACCGCAGAGGGCAACGTGAACGTGCCGACGCCGCCGTTCCACACATACGCCTCGGCGCGGTCTGTGTCACCGGCAGTGTAGCTTGAGTTGAAGAGCGTGACCGGCGCTGACTGCGATAGGGTTGAGCCGGTCGCGGTGAGGCCGTAGCCTGCGAGGGCCGAGGCCTGAGCCTGCGCCGTTGCGGCACCGTAGCGGAACACGCGCCACGTACCGGCAGCCGTAGTGTTGCTGGTGAGGTATATCTGCCACTGCTCGCCCTGCGCCATCGACAGGAGCGTAGCGCCCACGCTGTTCTTGACGGTGACAGTATTCGGCCCAAGGTTGTTGAACAGGACCGTCTGGCCGGTGCCGGTCTGATCGGCGGGAGGCATGATGATCGAGAACGCGCCCGTCGGTGTCACGTCGATGATACGGGCGACAGGGTACTCGTTTGTGCTGCTCTCAAGCGGCCACTCAAGGGTGACGTCGGCGGTGAGCGCGAGCGACAAATAGGAGACGTCCGACGGGTATATCGTCGTGCCACCAAAAACCTGTGTAAATGTGTTGGTCATTACGCCTCCTTGCGCACGGCGGATCGGTCTAGGATTTTGGCGAGGTCTTCGCCGTTCAACATTGCCGCCGCGCGGTCGTACATGCTCTGCCAAACTGGTATGCGTTCGTCGTTCTTCAGGAACGGTGTCGCCTCAACCAGCGCGCCGTAAAGCAGAAGCTGCGGGGCGTATTCCGTAATCCAGTTCGTCTGCACAGTGTCGTCGAGCAGTGGCGGCAGTTCGTAGTACAGGATTTCGAATGGGTACTCTGCGTCCGGTGTTGGCGCGAATAGCCAGTGGCTGTAGTCATAGTCGCTGTAGAATAAAGGCGTATCCGTCTCCGAGGCATCTGGCCAGTAAGACCGAAGATATTCGTACACGCGGGCGAATATGATTTTACGGCTGCTGAACGTAGTGCCTGTGCCGATGTTGATCGACACAGTGTCGCGCCAGCGGTCGGGCTTGGAGTAGACAGACTGTCCCACAGCGAGCGTACCAGTCACGACATTGATGAAGCCCTCGACCTTCAGCTCGCGGGCGATGCGGCGCTCGGCGAGGTTGATCAGGCGCGGGATTTGCTCAAAGACAATGGGGTCCGACGCGAGGGTGTCGCCACGCTCAAGGTAGCGCTGCACGTCCTGTTTCAGCGTCGTGAATGTCATTGTTGTGGCCATAACGCGCCCCTATATCAGTTTTTTACGTTTTGCGCACCAGAAAACCCGCCTTCATCATACGGCATCTAGCATTTCAGGGCAAGCGTAGACCCGCATACCCTGCCCGAACTTTTTATGGTATGTGATTGAACATATCTCTCGATCCGAGAACCACGCGCCGCGAGCGGCATACGCGTCTCTTGCGGCCAGTGTCGGATGCTGGAACACCTTGAGCCCTGCGGCCTCGTCTTCCTTCGTGTGGTGGTAATTTCCTGTGTGGCAGTAGCGTTTCTTTGTGCGGCCCCACATCTCGGAGAACATTGCTGGGATGATCTCACGCATCGCGCCGAACTTCTTCAAGTGGCTGTGGTGGAAGGCCAGCATGACAACGCCAAACTCATATGCGTAATACGGCAGCGCGCTGTCGTCGACGGTGATGCGCGGCTCGTTCTCGTACAGCGCCTTGAACATCGTGCGCAGCCAGACTGACGAGGCCATGTCGTGATTGCCCTCGGCGAGGATAACGTGAACTGTCTTGTGCTTGCCCAGCAGCATGTTGATGATGCGGCGCAGGACACGCACGGCGACCTCGACCATCTTGGTGAAGCGACCGTCTGCGTCGAGGATGTGGCCGCTTGTGGGCGTTACGGCAGACAGGCCATCATAGTGCAGCAAGTCGCCGAGCTGGTTCAGCACTGCCGTCTCGCTGTCTGGTGAGGACTTGACGATCTGCTCGAAGCAGCCGACGATGACCGCCTCGGCAATAGCTAAGTCCCAGTCGGCCTGCATATTCTCGCGGTGCCATGCGAGCATGCCGATGTGCGCGTCGGTCAGTGTGTACATCGTCAGCAGGTCGGCGTTGAACTGCTCTGGCGCGACGATTGGATCGAGGCGCGGTAGCGTGGTCGCCATTGCCTCAACGGCGGCCTTGAATATCTCCTGCTGCCGAGCCGCATCGAGGGAGGCCTTGACCCACTGCCCTGTGGCGTCACCCTCCTTGTTGTAGTAAGTAGACACGCCCTTGGCGATAAAGCCGTCGGGCACCGGCCGCGTGAAGTCAAATTCAGGCGCGTAGCCCATCTTCGCGGCCTTGCGCTTGACGTTGAGGTACGTCTCAGACGCGATGCCAGCGGACATACCCAGAGCGGCATCGGCCAATTTTGCACTACCGTTGGCGGTTATGGCATCAAGCACTTCCCGCTGACGCGGCGTGCAATAGGGGTACAAGCCCTCATCTACCGTTACAGGTTTTCTCATTAGGAGCCCTTTGGACAGTCCGCTTCGCAGACACAAATAAAGACGCTGTTATGCGCCTCTATTTCCTTGACAGTTTCCGATGTATCTTTTGTTGCATCGTAACTAATCGATTTCGCAATAGCGCAATAGCTATTTACGGGAACGGTCGAAACGGTCGCGCAGCCGCTCAGTGCGCTCAGGATCAGGGACGCTGACAGCAGCCTCACCCAGCTCGATTTGCCTGTTGATGGCATCGTTCATTTCCTTAATGGTTTCCTGACGGCCCCGCTGCTTCCAACGGTCCTCATTCCAAAGCCCTAAGAGCTTGTTAATGATACCCAGTAGGGCCGTCAGGAGCTTCATTATTCGGCCGTCTCGGCGGGCTTCTCAGCCAAGAGCATGGCGACTACGCCAGCCAGACCGGCGAGTGCCGTGTAAACGGTGCTCCACTCTTCGCTGGACAGGCCGAGGGCCAGTGCGATGCCAGAGAAGCCTGCATACGTGCTAGGCTCTTTCAAACGGTTTACTAACCAAGATACGATCTTCATGTTATTTCTCCTTCGGATAAAACGCCCAAGGCAGTTCCCAGTGCGGGCCGTCCTTGAACGTGCGCCAATCACCACCCCACTGGAGCGGTAATCTCTCGACCGCCGCAGCGGCCTTAACAATCTTGGCCAGCCGGTGATACAGCGGCCAGTCCCAAGATACTTTGCCGCCAATCATCGGTGCCAAATCGACTGCGTGGCCCGTGAGGTGACGCGATTTCATCGTCTTCGACGCGCCCTGCTTCACTAACTCTTTCTGCCTCTCGACTGTGCGCAAGCCTTCCAAGACGGTGAAGTCAAGGTCGGATATTGAGGCGGCGGTCTTCACAATGCGCACGAGGTCAGGGTGTACGCCCTCAAGGCGTCCCAGCGACCGTGCGCCAAGTATAATGCTCATCTCGTGTCTCCTTACAGGATGCCCTTAGCCAAGAGGGCGACGCCCGCGCCCGCGAGGCCGACCAGTGCTCGGTCAACCCACAGGGCGGCGCTCTTGTATTTTGGCTGCGCCAGTTCGACTGCGGCCACTCGCACGTCAAGGTCGCTCAAGTCTCTGGTCAGGCTCTCCTCAACTTTACTGATGGCCTTGAACGCACGATCCAGCGCGGCGGCTATCTGCCCCTGCTGCTGCTCGACGAGGGCAAGTTTAGTAATTGCGGTAGATAACTTATTCAATGCGGCCTTAACCTCGCTCACATCTTTATGTAGGGCGTCCAGCTTCACTGAGAATATGTCCTCGATCATTTCAGGTTTCGCAGCTTATACACGGTGGTCAGATACACTTCCGTGACACCGTCGATCAGGTTGGCCACGGCGCGGTTGCCCTTGCAGATGTCCTCGTGATGCTCCTCGATCCACTCGGCGTCGGCCTCTAGG